TATTAAGCCGAGAAATAAATCTTCGATTTATTTCTCGGCGAAACATTGGTTAAATACAATTTATTGAAACAATGAGATAAAAATCTTTGATTTTTATCTCATTATTAAGCCGAGAAATAAATCAAAAATTTATTTCTCGGCGAAACATTTCTTATTAATAAATAATTATTACTTACAAATTACATGAATTAATTTAAAAATAATTTTTATAAAATGAATACAATACGATAGTATTTTTTATGAAATTTTTGATAATTTTCATAAAAATGAGTGTATAAAAATAATATTTTTATGAAATATTTAATCATTTTCAAAAAAAATTAATAGTTTTTTGAAACTGAGTATATTATTGAGATTCTGATCTCAGTTCACCAGTTCCAGATTCACCCTGATTATATTCAGATATTTTTTTTTCAATAACCGCAATATCATTAGCTAAATTTTTTATAATAATATCTTTTGGACTATCAATTGAATATGGTATAATACCCTCTTGTATATTGGATAATTGTTTGGTTAATATATGTTTCCAATATTCTAATGTAATAGGTTCTAATATATTTATAGTATATTTACGAGGTAATTTATCTACTTGATCTTTATTTGAATATTCTTGTAATTTTTCTTTTAATTCAATAATTCTAAAATATATAGTATTATTATGATTAGTAATTTCTAAAATACTATCAGCTTCTAATATATCATTTCCATTTAATATTTTTAATCCGGAAATATATTTAATTATACCTTTTCTATCTAAATATTCAATAATTTCACTTATCTTAGTAGTTGAAGCTATTTCATGAATAGTAAAATCAATTTCGTGTTCACTACACTTAAATTTTTTATTTGATTTAGATAATACATATGTGTAATATTTAAGCATAGATTTTTTAAATACATTTACAATTGTATCTATATCATCATGATTATAAACTTCAATATTATGAGCAATTCTATCACATCCTTCAAATCTATCAATTGCAGTTAAAATAAAATCTCCAGCATTTGAAATAATATCAATAATATTATTAATTGAATATGTTAAATGAAAATTAATTTTACTAATAATATCATAAGATAAGTCATTATGATTTTCTGTGACATATTCAAATATTAAACGTTTTTTTTTTATTATAATATTATAAGAATTATTATTTATATTTTTAAATAGACGTTTAAACTGTTCTATGTTTATTGATCGATATAATAAATTACCATTTAAATCTAATTCAGTAGAATTATTAATTAATTCATTGAGAATATTAGAATTTGTTAAAATATATTTTTTTTTTTTTTTTTCTATAATAGCAGCCTCTTCTTTACTTAATTCATTTGATATAGGCGCTTTCGGATGATAATGTTTATCTCCAATCTCTTGAATATCATCATTTTTATCATCGCTTAACCCATCACGGGTATAATAAGGTCTTTCATCACTTAACCTACGTTGGGTATCATCAGGTTCATCATCATGTTCATCATCCCTAATCCTATCTTCATCTTCAGGAGTGCCACCTTTATAAATTTTATTATCTAGTTTTGTATTTTTTATTTTTATGTACTTTTTTTTATATTTATTATATTTTAAATAATAGTCAGTTTTCATTATATATATATTAGATATTTTATAATGAAAATTTAAATAAAATTAAAATCTAAAAATTTTTTTCTAATAATATATATATTATATGGCACAGAAAGAAAATATACTTTCTACATTATTTATTATAATTTTAATAGTTATTGTAATATATTATTTATCTACACCTGAAAATAAAAATGCCGTTGAACCAGCAAATAATGCAGATAATCAAGTAATAAATAAATCTGTAAAACGTGTTCATTTTAATGATATTCCAAATGATAATCCAGATCATGATAAAACTAATGATGAAGTTTCAAATATAGTTTTTAATTTTCAACCAGATGATACAAATCAAATCGGTGCAGATTTAAATATGGCATATGATAAACCTTTACCACCAAATACTAATACAGATGAAGTAGATATAAATAAAAATAATGTAAAAAAATATAATGCTAAAGATTTTTTACCTAAAGAAATAAATAATGATTGGTTTGATACTGATTTTTCCCAAGCTAAATATAATATTAATGATGATAAATTAATTAATACTGAAAGATACATAATAGGAATCAATACTGTTGGACAATCACTAAAAAATGCATCTTATGATATAAGAGGAACAGTACCTAATCCCAAATTTAGTATTAGTCCTTGGAATAATTCAACTTATGAGCCTGATTTTAATTTAAAACCATTATGTTAAATTAATTAAATATTAATTAATTTATTTATTATATGGATAATGAAAATGGATTTGATGATAATGACAAAATATTAGAACTTCAAAGTAAAATTTATTATGATTTACATAATATACATAATAAATATGCCAATAAATTAAATAAAATAATCAAAAAAAAAACTCGAGATGATTTTATATATAATATAGATAGTTATAATTATTATTTTGATTATATAACTAATGAAAATTGTCAAAGATTTTCATATGATATTCCAAATAAAACATGGTATTATTTTATATATAGTAATAATGGAAATAAATATATTACATCATCCAATTTATTAAATGATATAATTTATAATTATTTATCATTAAATAATAAATTATCATTAGTTATATATTCAAATAGTGATGTAGAAGATATTAATGATTTATTTGATAATATGAATTTAGAATCTTAATGAATATTTTTATGAAATAGTTAATAATTTTATATATATTATTAATTTGTAAGTTATAGTAATCTTTATAAATACACTATTATGAATATTTATTAAATATATTATACACTCATTTTTATAAAATTTATTAAAAATTTCATAAAAAATGAAAAATTATATAAATTTATTAAATTTTATTTTTATATACACGATTGTGATAAATCGAAGATTTATCACATCTTAAGACAGAAAATCAAAGATTTTCTGTCGTTCTAAATAATATTTATAAAATGAATATGAGTGTATTGTAATAAAAATAAATGTATATATTAATTAATTATTATTCTTTAATAAATATACTTATATTTTAGGTATGCTATTTTATTCAATTTATAAAATTATAAATTGAATAAAATATTAAAATATTATAAATACAATAGATATAAAATTATTAATTAAATAAAGTTTAACATCTATATATATACTTATTTTTATGAAAAATCATTAAATATTGCTATTATTTTATAAATAATTATTACTTGTAAATTATATAAATTAATTAAATATTATTTTAAAATGTATAAGACAGAAAATCTTTGATTTTCTGTCATACTTTCATATAATGAATATGATTATATAGCCATAAAAAAGAATATACATATTTTTTTATTTTTTATAAAATTTTTAATAATTTTCATGAAAATTAGTGTATTATAAATAATGAACATCAAAAAATTATTTATTTTTCATATATTTATATTTATATTTTAAATATTTATTTAATGCAATTATTATTTTTTTTCTATTATACACTTCAAATGTTATAGGTACTGGGTTTATAATAGTATAAAAATATTTATTTTCGAATAGTGAATAGTTATAAATAATATTTTTAAAATATTTACTAAATTTAGTAAATTCATTATTAATACTATCTTTAAACTTATATTTATGTAAATATTTATATATATCTTTTATTTTTTCATTATTTATTTTATATAATAAATGTTGAATAATAATAATAATAATAAAATCATTTACATTAATAATAAACTTAAAAGCATTATCATTAATTTGTAAATTTAATATGTCATTATTTATATTTATTTTTAATATATTATGATTATTTATTATTTGAAATATAATTAATTTTTTATAATCATTGATAATATTATCATTGTTATTATTTAAAATATTAATATTAATTTGACTCAATGACATATCATATACTGGAATATGATTAATATATAGATGTATCATATGATATGGAATTAATAATAATTTACCCTTTATAATTATTACAAATATATCACTATTAAAATCAAATGTTTCTGTAGAAAATATATTTGGGAAAATATAAAATTTTTTTTTATCGTTAATAAGTTCTATAGTTACAGAATTTAAATCTGTATTTAATAAATCATAATAATATGAATAATTTATTATATTAATAATTTTTATAGAAGGTGTATAATTTAAAATATAATTATTTTCTTTTTGTTGTTCTTGTTCTTTTTGTTGTTCTTGTTCTTGTTCTATTGATAATAAATTATTACAGATAATATTATTTAAAATATTTTCTTCAATAGTTTTATTGACTATAGGATATTCATTTTCATAAAAAATTCCATCTAATATTTTTTCATATCTATAAAAATTATATTTTACAAATTCCAAATTTGGTTCTGTTATTCTTTTTTTTCTTAAATTTGATTTAAGTGTTTGATATCGTAAATAAGTATTTTTTCCTATTTTGTCTAATTTTTCATTCTCTTTAAACATATCTAAAAGATTATCATTAGTATATATTTTATCATTATTTACTATAACAAATTGAATTCTATGTCCTATATTAATTTTTCTTAGTCTGAATATGCCTTGTGCTATTTCTTTATATGTTGTATTTAGACCCACTAAACAAATTCCTTTTAAAATTGGATATCGATCTTGATTAATATCAATACCTATAGTATGTGCTTGATCATAATAAAATATAACATTTGGTTGATATGAATTATCATATTCATAAGATTTTAAAGGATCATTTAATATCATAATTTTATCATATTTATCAATATATATAATAGGTCTATTATATGTATTATATAACATTTTGGCAAAATCAAAATTATCTATAATACTAAAATAACCATATATGTCTATAATAGCATCAAATTTATTTTCTTCTAATATTTTTTTAAATAAAATGAATTTATCACCATTTGATGATAAATTTATTATTGGATATTTATATTCATAATTATTTTGTATTATAGCTGCAGTAACATTAATGTCTTCATCATAATCTTGAAATATAGATTTTTCTGTAAATTTAATATTATCAATATCTGGTAAATCAATATTTAAAGTTCCAGAATATCCAACTTTATAAATATTATCTATGTTTAAAATATCAATAAAAGATGTATTATATTGCGTTTCTGTTAATTTTATAGTAGATATAATCATTTCAATAATTTTTTTTTTTTTTTCTATATCTATTAAATTTTCGTTTACATATTCTTGTGTTATATCAATATTACTACTAATATTTAATAAATTATATAAAAATTTGTTAACAATAATTATATTTATTGTATATTTATCTAAATTAGTAAATATATTATGCATATTAAAATAATAATGCAATGTTAAATATAAAGTCAAAATATACGATGAAAAATTTGTATTATTTGAAAATTTATCTTTTCCTAAAAATGGTATAGCATAACCTTTTGTAGGATGCATACCCCAGTTTATATTATATTTTAAAATTTCATTTTCAATTTGTTGTTTAATTGAACTTATTTCGTTATCTATGTTATCATAATTAATTTTATCTTTATCAATAAATAAATTATGTAATTGATTACTTAAAAAATATTTATTATATATATATTTATATATTGATAATGAAGTATCTGTTAAATCTTTTTTAATATTAAAATTACTAGTCATTGGATTCAATATAGTATCAAATTCATCTATTAACATTATTGAATTATTTTTTATTAATGTTTTATTTAATAAATATATTTTTTTAATTTCTGTATCAGACATAATATGTATTTTATCTGATACGTCAAATATAGTAATGTATATATTCATTATATTATATGTTGAATGAAGTAAATGACTAGGTATAATAATATAAACATCTTTATTATGTATTAATGAAAAATATATACTTAGTAATGGTGTAATTACTGAAGATTTACCCTTACCCATCATAAAATGATATAATTGATATTCATCTATTTTGCCACCTTTCATAAATTTCATCCTTTGTAAAATATTTTCATCAACTATATTTAATTCATTAAATATTTTTATATTAGTAAAAAAACCTTTCTTATCTAATTTTAATTTAGTATTATTTTGATTATAATGATTCAATATATTCATATATATATATTGTTGTTCCTCTGATATTTCGAACCCTGCGATAAATTCAAAAAATATTTCAAAAATATATTCTTGATTATATTTTCTTGTTCTTAATGTTTCAATATTTATTTTAATAAAATTACATATTGATTCATAGTTTATAGATTCTAAATTTATAATATAGTTTAAATTATTTAAAATTGATAATAATTTAATGTATAGGGCTGTTCACCTTTGTTGTATTCAATTTATTTTGTTGTTATTAAATTGAATACAATAAATAATTATATATTTTATATATTTGTTATAAAGATATTATTATTAGATTTATTAATAATGATT